ATATATACACTAAATATAATGGATTTAAATATATACCATATACAGCTAAGTGGAAAGGTAATCCAGCTATAATGGCTGGAGATATATTAAATTTAACTGATTTAAAAGGTAATAAATACAATGCTTTAATAATGGAACAAAAGTTTACCTATAAGAATGGTATTTCATCAGAAGTAAAAGCTAAAGGAAAAACTAGACAAGATTCTAGCTTTGATAATAAAGGATCAGTTACTCAATCAATGGAGAGATATTCTATTGAACAGGCAAATATAAAAAAGGCTTTAATAGATAAGGCTAGTATAAATGATTTAACTGCAGTTGATGCTAAAATACAGATATTATATACAGAGGATTTAACAGCTATAAGAGCTGATATAGTTAATTTAAATTCTAAAAAAGCAAATATTGTAGAATTAAATGCTGTAAGAGCTGACTTGCAACAAGCTATAATTGGTAAAGCTGATATAGCTGATTTAAATGCAGCAGTTGCTAAAGTTGGGATATTAGAAAATAAAACTGCAGTTTTAGAAAATGCTCTTGCAGGAAATTTAACAGCAGAAAATTTTAAAGCTAATTCTATAACAGCAACTTCTGGAATAATTGCAGAAGGAGCTATTGGTTCAGCTCAAATAAGTTCATTATCCTTAAATAAACTAGAGGCTGGTGATATAACAACCAGTAAACATAGAATTGTTAGTGCAGATGGAACTATAGAAATTGTAGGTAATCAAATTCTTATTAATAGAAATAATGTTAATAGAGTTATTTTAGGAGAATATAGGAAATCAGATGGTACTACAGAGTATGGATTATTAGTTAGAGCTAAAGATGGTCAAACTATAATGTTAGATGGTAATGGAGTACACAACGCTGGTATTACAGATGGAGCTATAGATAATAATAAAGTAGCTGACAATGCTAATATAAGTGGTAATAAGCTAGATATAAATAGTGTTATTAGAGAAGTAAACAATAATGGTACTGAAACTATTAAGGGTACTAAGGTTACTGTAGGTGATAGAACTTTAGATGTAGAACTATCTACACAAAAGAATACTATTACAGAAAATAGCAAAGAATTGTCTAGCCAAAAAACATCTATAACTGCTTTAGATAATGCCTTAAAGCTTAAAGTAGATAGTCAAGCTTTTACTCAATCAACTCAAACAATAAATAACAATATAGATTTAGCTAAAAATGAAGTTTTAAATATTTTAGATTGGAAAATAGCTAGTGAAGAACAGAAAAGAATTCAACAAGTCCAAGATAATCTTAATATAGCTAAAAATTATACTAACGCAGAGATAACAACAGTAAATACTAATTTAAACAGAGCAACATCAGAAATAAATGTTTTGAAAGAAAAAATAGAGAGTAAAGTTTCACAAGTAGATATAGATAAATCTATTAATAAGGTTGTAATAGGTGGTAGAAACTTAGTTCTAAATAGAGAAGATTTTAAATTTACAAGTAGTAATTATGATGGAACTGATATTCTAAAAAAAGGAATAATAGAAATAAATAACACTAGTAGGAGATTTCGCGTTAGTGGTTACTTACAAAGATATTTAAGTGAAAAGTTAGATAACAGTAAGCCGTATTGTATATCATTAGCTTTAAAAGCTAATGGTGAATCTAAAAATTTATATCTTTCATTCTATTATAGAGGTGCTAATAGTCCTTTATATGCAGAGGGTGTAAGAGTTTCTGATATAAATAATGTTTGGAGAAGATTTACTATAAAAATGCATCCAAATGAAAATTCTAACACAGATGTTCTAGAGCTAGTATTTAATTCAATGAGTAAGGATTGTGGAGTCACAAGGATAGAATATAGAAACTTAAAAATAGAAGAAGGAACTATTCCTACTGCTGATTCAGAAGCTCCTGAAGATTCTAAAAATTTAATTGTAGATAGTATTAAAGTAGTTACAGATAAAATAAGCACAGTAGAAAGTAATTTTACACAAGAAAACAACAATATAAAGGCTAGTGTACAAAACTTAAACTCTACTACACAAACTATTACTACTAATGTAAGTAATATAAATAGGAATTTGACAAGTAGGATAAATTCTAATTTAGATGTTGCTAAGAATTTTGCTACATCTAAAGCAACAGAAGCTTTAAACAACGCTAAAGCTTTTGTTAACGCAGAGATAACTACAGTAAATACTAAAGTTCATAACTTAGAAAGCAATATAACTATATTAACAGATAGAATTAATAGTAAAGTTTCTCAAAGTGATATAGATAGGTCTATAACTACGGTAGATAATAAAATAAAAATAGTAGATTCTAAAATATCTGATGTATCTTCTTCAGTAACTCAACTTAGAGATAGTGTAACAACAGATATTAGAGCTATTAATTCTAAAACACAGTCTATAGAAACTACATTGAATGGGAAAGCATCTAAACAAGAAGTTACAGAGGTTAACAATCGAGTTACAATTATTAAAGCTAGTTTAGATGGAATTACACAGAGAATAAGTGCTACAGAAAGTAAAACACAAACTTTAGAAACAACTATAAATGGAAAGGCTAGTAAGCAAGAAGTAAATAATGTTAGTAGTAAAGTTGTTTCTTTAGAAGCTAATTTAAGCGGAATAACTAATAGAGTATCTAGTACAGAAAGTAGAATAAATACTCTTAATGGACAGGTTCAAAACGCTATAACTAAGCAGGAGTTTACAGAGTTTAAACAATCTTCTAAAGATGCAATTTTAGACATACAAAGCACTTCTCCAAAGAATTATGTAAGTAATCCAATTTTTAATACTGGAGATTTAACAAATTGGCAAATATGGGGTGGCGGAACTTCATGGGCTGTAAAAGAAGATACATCTTTAAGCCATGCTTATTCTTTAAAATTACAATGTTTTACTAGAAGTCAAGGAGTAACACAAACAATACCTGGGCTTGTTTATGGGAAAAAATATACTTTAAAAGTAAAAATGAAAGTAGAGCAAGGAACTCCTGGGATTATGATTAGAAATGATAATCAATGGGGAGGAGTTTCATTTAATCCCAATCAAGGTTATGGTAAATGGGTAGAAGTTAAAATGCAGTTTTGGGCAAGAGAAGGAACAACACCAATCTATATAGGAAATGTTTCTACAGATTCAATATCGACATTTTGGGTATCTGAAATAATGTTACATGAAGGATATGGTGAAATACCATTTTCAGATAATGCTAAAGAATTATATAGTGCTAATTTTAAAGCTGATTTAAATGGAATAAAATGTACATTTGAAGATAATAGTTACACTAAAATGGGGCGTGACGGATTCGAATGGTGGAAAAATGGAATGAAATATCCTTACTATTGTTTAATGACACAAGGAGTAATTAATCATTTAAGTTTTAATAGTGGAAACTATTATCATAGAGTATATTTGCCAGCAGAGTTCCGAGGTAAACACTTTAAAGTCCAAACAATGATACAAGGTTGGAACTTTGAGAGTGGACATGTTAGTGGAACAATGGCATCAGGGTACCAAGATTTAGATTATGTAAATGGACAGTTTACAATTTATTTTAATAGTGGAGCAGACCGTAAAGTCAATTGCAATATAGCTTATGTAGTTATAGCTTAAAGAAAGGAAGGAATGTAATGAAGATACATGAAATTAAAAATAATGTTGAAAATTTTGAAAAGAATATGACAGTTTATTTCAATAAAAAAACTGGTAAAATAATTGCTTGTCATAGTGGGATTGCGGATATGACACCATATAAAAAGCAAGATCCTGAATTATTAGAAATTTGGGATTATGAAATATTACCTATAAACAATGAGGTTATTTATAACAAAGATAACTTCAAAATTCAAAATGGTGAAATAAGATTAATCAAAACATTAAATCAAGTAAAATATAGAATTGCAGACTAGAAAGGATAGCGATATGCATGAAGAATTAGTAGAAGATAAATTAAAAACACATGATA